CTCCAGCGTTAACTTTGGCGCGAACCCATACGTCATCGGCACGGCGACCGCGATCAAGGTTCCGAATCCTGACCGGTACGTGAACGCGGGCCTCGAGTTCCGAAAAAAGATCACGCTTAAGAAGGTTGACGCCATCCTCGCCAATCGCGCGGTCAACCTTGGCTTCGCGCGCGTCGATGGCGCGGGCCGCGTGCAGGAGAATATGCCGCAATGAGCACTCGTACCAACATCCGCAACGCCATCGCAACCGCGCTCACGACTCAGGGCGTAGTGCCGACCGCTAACATCCTAAAGGGGCGCAACAACACGCTCGCCTCCGTCTCGTTTCCTTCCTGTGCCGTCTACGCCGTCCACGAGGACGTTGAGGTTCGCACGCTCGCACCATCGAATCGCGACCAGTACCGCGTGTTGCAAGTCGTGGTCGAGTACTTCACCGCGCAGACTTCGACCACGCTCATCGACGATCTCTTCGACACCGGCTCCGCTGCGGTGGAAGCTGCGGTTTTGTCAGACGTTACCCTTGGCGGCGTCTGTCGTGATTTGCATTTGACGAGCGTGGATTATGTGATCGAGCCGGACGAGAACCTCCGCTGGGGAACCGCCCGCCATAACTTCAACTGCATCTATTTAACCACAGACTAAAATGGCTAACCATCTCGGCCGCGAAGGCACCGTCAAAATCTCTTCGACCACCATCGGGGAGCTCCGCAACTACGCGCTCGCCCACTCCTCCGACGTCGTCGAGGACTCGGTGATCGGCGACACGTACCGCACCCGCAAGGCCACGCTGAAAACGTGGAGCGTGAACGGCGATCTGTACTGGGACGAGGTCGATGCCGGGCAGGTCGCGCTGACCATCGGCTCGACCGTGACGGTCAACCTTTACCCAGAGGGCATCGCCTCGACCTCCACCTACTACTCCGGCGGCGGCATCGTAACCAAGTTCGACATCAGCGCCGCGTTCGACGGTATGGTCGAGGGTTCGATCACCATCGAGGGCAACGGCGTCCTGAGCACTTTGACGGTTTGAGGAGCTGAATGGATGCTATCGACCTAGTCCGTGAGCACTTCGCCTCCCTCGGCACCCGCAAGATCGAGGTGCCAGAGTGGAAGCTGACCATCTATGCCGGGCCGGTAACGCTGGCCGAGAAGAACCGGCTTTACCGGAAGGGCAAAGACAATGATATGGAGTTGCTCGTTGACCTTCTAATTCTGAAGGCTAGCGACGCCAACGGCCAAAAGCTCTTCACGCTCGAGCACAAGCCGACTCTGCTTAACAAGGCGGACTCGAACGTGGTCGGCCGGATCGCCAACGCCATCCTCGCGGAGGAGGCGCCGAAGGCTGAAGAGTTAAAAAACTAGTCGGCGGCGAGGCTGGTGCCGACCTCCTCGCCGTCTATGCGCTCGCGGAAAAGCTCGGCAAGTTCGCGCACGAAGTCCTTGAGATGCCAGCAGAGGAGATGCAGGGCTGGGTCGCTTACTACCACCACCAACACCGAGTGAGACAAACAAATGGCTAGCGCAACCTTCACACTTCGGGCGGTGGATCAGACGCGCGCGGCGTTCGCCAGCGTGCAGAACTCGCTCCAGCGGATGCAGGGCACGGTCAAGACCGTCTCCCGAAACTTTCAAGCTGCTCTGACGCTTGGGGGATTTGCGGCCAGCGCGCAGCGGCTCAACACGATTCTGCGCCAGACGGAGGAGAACGCCGCGGCGCTCGGGATGACGACCGAGGAGGCCGACCGCCTGACGGTAACCACCGGAGCCATTGACCGAGGGTTTAAGGCTATCAGCGCAACGACGGCCGAAGTTGTCAGCCGGGTCGTTTCCGCGGTCACCGGCACGCAGAACTTTAGCGCGGCAGCGGAGGCTGCGGCGATCCGGTTTGAGCGGTCGCGCGTGATCATCGCGGAGATCAACGACCAACTCGCAGACCAGATCGTGAACAACGAGCTGATCAACGGGACCGAGCAGGACATACTTCGCGCTCTAGAAAACCAGCTTCAGAAGTACGAGATGCTCGTGCGAACAAAGGAAAAAGATAATCCGGTCGAAGCGGCAAAGGCCGCGCTTGCTGCGGAGAAGGCTCGCGGTGCAATCTTGCAGCAGGAGAGCAACATCATCGAGAAGGACCGGGCGCTGTACGATGAGCAGCTGAAGTTGCGGGAGCAGATCGACGCAGCGGTTGGCCGCGAGAAGGACAAGAGCGCCGAGATCAATTCGCTACTTGAGACGCGCAACGCGCTTTCACTCGGTCTGCTAAAGGTGCCGAAGACCGGCCTCGCGTCCGACATCGCGGCCGAGAACGAACTCCGCGAGCAGCGCAACAAGGTCGACCGCGACCTTATCCCGCTTTTGCAGGAGCGTTACCAGCTTGAGCGCAGCATCGGGACAGCCGTCGCCGATTCGTTTCAGACCGCGATCTTCGAGGGCGGGAAGTTCCAAGACGTGCTCAAGGCGCTGATCAAGGATGTTATTCAGCTGATCTTCTACCAGACTGTGACGCGGCAGATTGCAGGCTACATCACGAGCGCGCTCATCGGCAATCCGCTGGCCGGCGTGATCTCGGGCACTCCTGTGACGGTGCCGCCGGGTCGCGCTGCTGGCGGTCCGGTGACCAACGGACGTCCCTATGTGGTCGGAGAAAAGGGGCCGGAGCTTTTCATCCCGTCCGGCTCTGGCAACATCATCTCCAACTCCGCGATGCGCTCCGGCGGAGGATCTGGCTCAATGGGCGGCGTCACGGTCAACTACAACATCGCCGCGGGCGTGACCAAGGGCGAGCTCGTGCCGATCCTCGAGGCCGAGCGCAAGCGACTGAAGGCCGAGATCCCCGATATGGTGCGCCGCGGTGGCGCCTACCGCGCAGCCTTCGCCTGACCTATGGCTCTCACCTACCCGCTCACGCCGCCTTCGCCGTTTCGCATCTCGCGGCTTTCGCTTACCGGCGCGAGCGCGACCTCGCGCAACATCTCGCCGTTCACGTTCCAGATTCAGCAGTACAACTGGCCGGGGCAGGCGTGGCTCGGGCAGGTCGAGTGCCCGCCGATGGTGCGCGCGGATGCCGAGGCGGTGATCGCGTTCCTGCTGGCGGCGCAGCGCGGCACGTTTTACTTCCAAGATTATGCCAACCCGCTGAACCGCGGCGGCGTGACCGGCACGCTGACCGTCTCAAGCGCGACGGCCAACACCTCGACGCTCACGTTCAGCGGGGCCACCGGCTCCTTCGCGCTGGGCGACTGGCTCCAGATCTCGACCTCGCTTTACAAGGTCGTGCAAGTCAACTCCTCGAGCAGCGTCGATCTGTTCCCTGTGCTGCGCTCGAGCTACGCGGGCGGGACGGCGATCACCTACGCAAACGCTAAGGGCGTCTTCCGGCTGGCCGAGCCGAAGACCGACTGGTCGATTGACCTCGCGTCAATCTATGGCGTGAGCTTCGCCATCGTGGAGGACGTCGCCTGATGAGCATCACGACTGCAGGCCGCACGCTCTCCGCTTCGATGGTGACCGAGGTCACCGCAACGCAGCTTGCGCCGATCCTACTCGCTAACCTCCAGTTCTCGACGCCGGTCTACTTGTGGTCCGGCTACGGCTCGTTGGGATACGGAGGCGTAACCTACCTCGGCATCGGCACGCTCGGAGACATTTCCCCGATTGAGGAGACGACCGACCTCGCGGCGCGCGGCATCTCGATGCGTCTCTCGGGCGTGCCCACGGCCAACGTCGCGCTGGCGTTGACCGAGAACTATCAAGGCCGCGCCTGCACGATCCTATTCGGCGCGCTATCGGCTACGGCCGGGACGCTGATCTCGTCCCCGGTGACGGTTTTCCAAGGCAAGATGGATGTTATGCAGATCAGCGACGACGGGCAGAGCGCGGATCTCACGATGACCGCGGAGTCGCGGCTGATGGACTTCAAGCGCCCGCGCGAAATCCGATACACAGACGAGGAGCAGCAGAACCTTTTTTCGGGCGATGTCGGCCTTGAGTTCGTGAACGACATCCAAGAAAAGCCGATTTACTGGGGCAACCCCAACCAGACGCAGGCGACGAACTGGGACGGCGGCGACAAGACCGGCACCGAGGGAACTGGCTACGAATGACGACGACCGACAAGGCCGCATTGCTCGCCCGCTTCATCGAGGAGCGGAGGCGGATGCCGTTCGCGTGGGGCTCGAACGATTGCTGTCTGTTCGCCGCGGACTGGGTTCTCGCTGCGACCGGGCGCGACATCGCGGCGGACTACCGCGGGCGCTACTCGAGCGCGCTGCCTGCGCTGCGTTTCGTCGAGGCAGGCGGCGGCGTCGAGGCGATGGTCGAGCGCGCCGGAGGCGAGCGGATCGACGCAAAGCTGGCGCGTCGTGGTGACCTTATCGCTCGCGATGTCGGCAACGGCACGGGCCTCGGCGTCTGCATCGGCGCGCTTGCTGCGTTCGTCGCGGAGGATGGGCTGCGGTTCTCGGATTTCAGCAACGCATCTTGCTGGCGCTTTTAGCCTATGCCTGTCGCAGTCATTGCCAATGTCATCGCAAAGGTAGCCTTCGCGGCGGGCGTCAAGCTTACCGCGGGAACGATTGTTCTGGCCGCGAAGATTGTTCAGTTCATCGCGGTGACCGCGGCCTCGATGGGCGCGAGCAAGCTGCTCCAGAAAAAGCCGCCGGGCTTTGGCGATGCCTCGCTGGCCGACCGGACACAGATGGTGCGCTCGCCGGTATCTGCGCGGCAGATCATCTACGGCGAGACGCGGGTTTCGGGGACGATGGTTTACATCTCCACGACCGGCACGAAGAACGAGTACCTGCACCTCGTCATCGCGCTGGCGGGGCACGAGGTCGAGGAGATCGGCGAGGTCTACTTCAACGATGAGCTCGCGCTGACCGGCGCAGGCTCCGCGGCCAGCGGGCGCTTCGCGGGCTACGCCGAGATTTACAAGAAGCTTGGGTCAGATACGCAGACCGTCGAGACGAACCTCCAGACTGCGACCTCCGGCCTGACCAACGGCCAATGGACTAGCAACCACCGCCTGCGCGGCATCGCTTACCTTTACGTCCAGCTCGTCTGGAACGAGGAGATCTGGGTTGGCGGCATCCCGAACGTCTCCGCGATGGTCAAGGGCAAGAAGCTTTACGACCCGCGAACCGCGACGACCGTTTACTCGGCCAACGCCGCGCTTTGCCTGCGCGATTACCTGACCGATACGCGCCTCGGGATGGCGATGGACGCGAGCGAGATGGACGACACGGCCTTTAGCGCCGCGGCTAACATCTGCGAGGAGCAGGTGCAGATCCTCCCGGCGTCGCCGACGACCTACGAGAACCGATACGAGGCCAACGGCGTGCTGTTCACGAGCGCATCGCCGGACGAGAACATCGGCAAGCTTCTGTCCGCGATGGGCGGGCTGATCGCGTACAGCGGCGGCAAGATCGTTCCGTACGCGGGCGGCTACCGCATCCCGACCGTGACGTTGAGCGAGGGCGACTTCGCGGGCGCGGTGCAGATCCAGACCAAGACCAGCGCGCGCGACCGGGTCAACGCGGTCAAGGGCGTCTTCGTGTCGGCCAAGTCTGAGTGGCAGCCGACCGACTTTCCGCCGCTCGTCTCGTCCACGTATTACGCGGAGGACGGAAACATCCGGTATTACCGCGACGTCGTGCTGCCCCTGACAACCTCGAGCTCGTGCGCCCAGCGCCTAGCGCGGATCGAACTACGGCGCGCCCGGCAGGAGATCACGATGACCGCGCGCTTCAAGCTCGACGCGATGCAGCTGCGCGCGGGCGATACCGTGATGATCACGAACGCCAAGTTCGGCTGGACGAACAAGGTCTTCGAGGTGATGGACTGGCACTTTGCCAGCGATGGCGAGCCGCCGCAGCTGACGGTCGAGATGACGCTGCGCGAGACGGCGAGCGCGGTTTACGACTGGGACGTCACCGACGAAATCGAGATGGCGAACGCGCCGACCACGACGCTGCCGAATCCGTTCGCGCTAAGCGCACCGACCAATCTCGCGCTAGTCGCGGACGGCACGACGCAGCTGGTGCAGGCCGACGGCACCGCGCTCCCGCGCATTAAGGTTTCGTGGTCGGCTCCGGCGGAGGAGTTTATCCAGAGCGGCGGGTCGGTCGGCATCGATTACAAGGAGAGCACGAGCACGACCTACCTGACGTGGGCGACCGTGCCGGGCGACCGGACGCTCGAGTACATTTCCTCGGACGTTAAGATCGGGCTCAACTACAACGTCCGAATCTACGGGCTGTCCTACTTCCAAGTCGCGACGAGCTACGCGACCGCGAGCGTGACCGTGGTTAAGGACACGACCGCGCCTAACGCGCCGAGCTCCTTGACGGCCAACGTCGGCACGGGCCGCGCCGTCTCGCTCGACTGGCTGGACAATACCGAGGCCGATCTCTCCGAATACGGAGTGTACCGAAACACAAGCGGCACGACTCCGGCCAACGCGAACACGGACAAGATCGCCGAGGTTCGCGCGTCGCGCTTTGTCGATACCGAGATCGCGACCGGCACAACGTATTACTACTGGGTCAACGCTTACGATATGCTCGAGAACGTGAGCGGGTTCTCGAACCGCGCGCAGGCAATCGCGACCGGCGTCACCGCTGGCTCGGTTGACCTCACGCCGCCTAGCACGCCCAGCGCGCCGACGTTCTTGAGCGAAACGACGTACCTCGCAAGCGACGGCACGGCGCTAGCCCGCATCACGCTGACGGCGCCCGCAATGCCCACGGGCGGGGCTCTGCTAACGATTCTATTCCGCCGGTCCGGCGCGAGCGAGTGGCAGATCGGCAACCAAATCGGCAGCGGATCAATCTCGGTCTCCATCGACGACCTCACGCCGGGGCAGGCTTACGAGTTCGCCGCGCGTGCGATCAGCAACTTCGATGTTCCGTCGTCAGTCTCGGCGACGCTTTCCCGCACGGCGCCCAACTACTCGGGCACGGTCACGGCACCGAGCGGCGCGACGCTGTCGACTGAGGGCGTGAAGCCGAAATACATTCCCAGCACAACCGTCTTCTACTTCGGCACTCGCGTCAGCTGGACGGCAAACTCGGACAGCGACTTCGCCTACTACGAGATCAAGGCCACAGCAACCAACAGCGACGGCGCGGTCGATTACACTTGGGGATCGGATAGCTCGGCGGGCATCACGCGCAGTCGAGAAAACTTCGTATTCCTCTACAACGCGACGCTGCAAGCTGGCTTTGTCCGCGTGCGCGCGGTCAACCGAACGGGCACGGCCTCGGCGTGGACGAGCGTCGGCAATGCAAACGGCACGGCCGTCGTCGGCACGGGCACGGTCTCCAAGTACAACGACAACGACGTCACGACAACCGGCATTAAGACCGGCACCGGCACGAGCGTGCGTCAGGTTAACGTTGTTTATGAGACCAACGAGGTGATCGCTATCGCAGGCGGCGCCACGAGCGAGAACGTGCAGATTGGCATTAGCGGGCGCGGATTTTCCGCAAAGCCGGACGAAGGCATCGTCGTCGTCGAGGACGTTCTCTACGCGGGCTTCTATGATAGCCAAGCGGGCGCATCCACCTCGACGACTGCCATCGTGAAGATCTTCCGCAACGACGGCGGCGTCCTCGGCGCGGGCAACCTGCGGCTCTCGGGCCGCTTCACCGACTACACCTAAGCAATGGCTCTCCAGAAAACCTTCGTCCTCCCGAGCGGCGTCTCGGGCAATTACATCCGGCTCACCGCGCATCGCTGGGACCGGCAGGCGCGCGAGGCCGTGGGCTGGTTTTCCCTGTACGTGGACGAGGCCGCGGCCAACTCGGGCAAGGCTCCGCTCACGCCGTGGATCGCGAAGCTCTGGCTGACCGGCGCGAAGTTCGACGCCTACCTCAGCAACCCAGAGCTCCAGTCGCCGGGCGTGCTCGCGCAGCTGTACGTTGCCGCGAAGGCGGAGCCTATCAGCTGCGACTTCGGCAGCGACGCTTTCGCCGACGCGCTCGACGTTTA